GGTCCTGTTGGTGGGTCAGGTTGTATACCCGCTTCCAACTCTTGTTTAATTTCCTTGTCCATTACTTCGATTTCATCGGGAGTCTGTTGTAAGATATTCTTACGGACCCAAGCCAATGAATAATACTTACCTATGTATTGGTCCAGTGTCTCTAGGGCCTCGATTCTATATCGAACACCCTCTGCATCTCGCTCAGATGTCACCACTCCAGAAAGTTTTTCAATTTCAATTTGCTTATCAATTTCTTCAATGTCTTGTTCAGATTGATGTAGAACATTTTTTCGAATCCAATCAGCAGAAAAATATCTACCAACATATTGGTCAACCGAATCAAGAATAGAAATTCGATTTTCTATGACTTCAGCATTTTTAAGTTCAGTGAAGTGCGAATCTCTAAGATAATCTAGTTTAATCCTATATTTAATATCAGTCCATTCGTCATCACGGATAATACCTTTAAGGATTAATTGCTTTTCTAATAATTGGAAGAAAAGGCCATTAAATTTACTTCGTAGTTTAGAAACAAACTTTGAAAATTTAAGTTCATCTCTAGTAATTTCTGATGCTCGTCCCATATTGAATCCATTTTCAGATTCAAGACGGCTAACGGGAACATTCAACGAACGATATAATTTCTTCTTGAAGTATTCAACATCTTCCATCACTCCAAGATTTTGTCCACCATCAAGTGTGGTAATTTCTGTTCCTTTACCACCTTCACGGCGAGGCATCCAGAAATCTTCAAGCATGGACATATATTTCTTTTCGTCTTTAAGTTCACCCGTATTTGCATCGTATACAAGTTTGTTCTTGTAACGATTCATAATATCTCGAACATATTGTTCGGCTTTACTCTTAGGTAGTGAACCAACATCGACATAGAAAATTCTTCGTTCGGGGGCTCTTGCAATTCTATAAATTACAACAGCATCTTCCATCATTCGAAGTTGGTTCACAGGCTTGATAGCCTTGTGGACATAACTGATTACAAGTTTTCTTGCAGAATCGTATAGTCCAGAATGGATATATGTGATAGCATCGGGATGAATTCTAAGACCCTGTGAGTCCTGGCCAGGACCACCAAATCCTTTATCATTGAAGAGGTAATATTCCTTTACATCTTTAACGATGTCAATTAATCCACCTTCGCCTGTTTTTCTTTCTTTTTCAATCTCTTGAATTTTTCGAATAGCAATTGCATCAATTTGCCTAATTTCTTGGATGCCTTCTTTTGGTTTCTTTGGGTCAACCAAAACATGGTAAAATAATTTACCATCAACATACCATCTTCTAAACAATTCATATCCTCGATTATCAAAATCAAGAACCTTTAGAATATGGTCAAATTCACCTCTGATTTTCTTTTTGACATTTTGACTAACTTCAACATCATCAAGAATAATTTCAACAGTAGGAGTTCCCTCTTCTGTTACAATTGCTTCATTGATAATATCGTCAATCGCAGATTCTACTTCTGCATGTAATGATAAAGACCGATATTGCTTAATCTGGTCAATGTCATTTTTGATGTTTCCATCAAGGTCAATATAGTGCCCGTAATAAGCACCAGATTCAATGGCTGTGGCGCCATCTTCGACATCAGGGGCCACAAACGATTGTAATTGCTTGCCGCCACCTGCTGGTTTAAGTTCTTTTTTAGCCTTCTTCCGGCTAAGTTGAAATCCAAATAAATCCCAAGGCATAATTTTCACTCCATCTAATCATAATATAACATAATCCAAATTGGTTCACCTCACAAAGAGTGTCACAGGTTATGTAGTGGTAATATTACCACCACCCGCTTTGACCTCAGTATCATCAGACATCCAGTAGGAATATGTCCATGTAATATCAAACTCTTGAATGCTGTCATTGGTATCAGCGGCCAATTCCATAACTGACAATTCTGATGGCCAAGCATTCATAAACTTGTAACCACGAATACGCTTACCGTCTTTGTGGTCTAATTGATATACGGATAACTCTGTTGACAATTCTGATAGACTAAATTCACCAATATTGGCATCATGTGATGCGATGTTATCCATCCATTCTTCAATCATTCTGCGGAAAGCAAAATCTGTATCATTAAATACAGTGGTTGTCCATGACTCGTCAAACTCTCTGACGCCTGGAACTCTAATGCTTCTTCCACGGAAAGGAACATCAATGCTTGTGACTTTTGAACCAGGCATTGAAGAGGCTTTACATAAGGTGGATGAAGCACGGCCGGCATCGGCCATCTTATTCTTCGCTCCTTGAAATGGGCTATCTGCGAGGATAACTTCAAAAAGGTTAGGGCGGCACCACCACCAGGCAGTGCCGCTCTAAAATCTGTTAAACTAAATGGTGATTCTGGCATATTGTTTTCTCCTAATAATTAGTTTCTCTACTGTATATAGTAGCGATTTATTAAACGGCCCCTGCTACTTCTGAGAAACTAGCACCTGTGCGAGTCGCAATGAAGTTTAGTGTCATGAAGTTGATTGAACGAGCAGGTTTAATGAAGATATCTGCAACAAACCTATTAGTATCAATTACTTCGGGTGTGTTATTCGAAGAATCACATACAACTTTGAAGTCGAAGATGCCCCTTCGTCCTTTGACATCTCTCAAGAACGGATTCACCATTGCTACGAATTGTGACCGAGTAAACTGGTCATTGAGTTCGAACAATTGGAACTTAGAAGCAGTTGCAATCGCTTTCTCAAGAACAATAAAGAGTCGTCTTACATTGATTCTATCAAACGCACTTGGTTTAGCGAGTGCAGTCTTATCACCGAACAGGATTGTTCCTTGGCCGGGGAATGCAACTACAGGGTTAATACCTGCTTGATAGAGGTCATCCCGATGTGCTTGTCGTGGGTTATGTGCTAACTTGACAACACGGTTGATTTGACCACGGTTGTAACCTGCGGGTGAGAACCAAGGGTCTGCAACCCCATCTGTTCTAACACAAAGGCCAGCAACATCACCGTTTAGAGGCACCCAACGATAGACATCGTTGTAAGCATCATATTGATACTTGTAACCACTATCTAGAACAGCATATGAACTGGATTTGTTCCATTGTTCATTTCGCCATCTGACGATATTGCCTGCTCTATCTGACTCGCTTGTTGTATTTCTTGGGTTTACTGTCCACCATGCGGGTGAAATGAATGCAACGCAATCTTTTCGGGCCTCTGCAATTTCAACAAGTCGTTGACTGATTACGCCGACGCTGCCATCTGTTGGTGGTGAAGAAGATTCTTCATCTGCTCCACCATAAATCAGAAGCGAAACATCTACTGTTTCTGCATCTTCAAGAAGACGATATCCACGACCATCGCCCAAGGGTTGATAGTAATCTCCAGTCTGTGGAGTACCACCCTCTGCACCACCTTGGAGGTGTACAAGATATGTTCCCAGACCAAAGACATCAGTTGATTCATTTGTAGTATCATCGATATTAATTGAACCCCAAACGAGGCCTTTACCGATTGCGATGTAATCTGAACTTCCGTTGATAACATCAACAAGATAGTTGCTTGAACCATCAGAACTCTTAGCATCAGATGCTAGTGATAGAAGTTCAAACTTCTCTAGAACTGTGCCGGGGATACCAGTAAATTTACCGTCATGGTCAATGACAAGAATATTAATCTCATCATTAGCACCACCACGCTCAGTCACATAGTCTGAACCGCCTGTAGTACCATCGGTTAAACCGATAATGTTATTTGGTTTGGTATCAAATACTGCACTTAATGTGTTGTATACAGTTCCTGAGGCTGAACCATCGGCATCAATAAAGTTACCAGTAGCATGTGCTTCTGGGTCATTGTACATTGCAACTCGAATGGAGTTACCTAATACGCCAGGATACTTAGCAAGAATATCGCAGGAAGCAAGTGTTGTACCTGCTCTTGCATCTTCCAATGCTTGTTCGTTTGGAATGTAAACTCCAACGCCAGTAATACCATAATCTGTTGCATCTATAGATGGTCCAGATGAACCATCTGCGGAGGGTTCATCTGTTGGTAGTCCAGAACCTGTTTGGGCGCCAGAATATACTGCATTTTTAGCAGTTGCTTCCTCAACGACTCGAACGACTCTGAGTGCATTACCATATGAAAGGAAATTGGCAGCACTGAACCAACCCTTGAAATTATCGTTATTTGGCTTTCCGAATACATCGACTAACATGTTTTCACTATCAATGAGAAC